CGTATCAGCAGCTATATCCCGAAATGCTGGATCTGTGTCGCGAGAACGGGCTCCGCAATCTCACATTCGAGACCAACGGTACACAAGAACTGTATCCTGCTGTGCATGATTACTTGTCGGAAGAGTTTACAAGAAACGGCCGAGACTATGATAAACTGACGTTCAGTGTAAGCCCAAAACTGCCNTGCTCGGGCGAATCTTGGGAGAANGCCATCAATCCCAAAGTCATCAAATCATATGAGATGGTGGGGTCGACTTACGTCAAGTTTGTCGTGGCCACAAGGCAGGACGTGGAAGATGCCGAGCGTGCTGTGGCCGAGTTCCGCGAGGCCGGGTTCGGAGGTCCGGTGTATCTCATGCCCGTGGGNGGTGTGCCGCAGGTCTACAATTTGAACACACAGGAAGTAGCACGCCTGGCCATGGAGCGCGGCTGGAGATATAGCCCTAGACTTCAGGTAGATTTGTGGAAAAATGCATGGTCGACATAGTAAACTCCCCATTTATTGTTGAATATCATAAATATTTTTATAATAGATGGGGAAAATATGACAAACAAATTTACCAAGGAAGAATTTCTAAAAAAAGCCAAAGAAATCAATGATCCAATCGGGCTTGAAATTATACTCGATACTTACCAAGGAGTTGATTATTACATAGATACAAAATGCTCTCATGGAAAAAGAAAAATATTAGGATGGCAATTATTAAAACCAAGAAATTTTTGTTGCCGGAAAGCATACTATGATAGTGGTAAAATGTGGGCGTCTCAAAAATATAGCATTCAAGATTGGGTTAATATACTTCGACCTATCTTAGGAGAAAACTACAATTGGAATAATGTAAGCACTACCCAACAAAAAGACATATTAGAATTAGAATGTAAAGAACATGGCATATTTCAACAATGGACCACAAGTCTCAAAAAAGGTATTGGTTGTAAAGTCTGTGTCAAAGATAAAGAAAAAATTAGAAAACAACAGCAAGCATGGGAAAATTTTATTGAATCGGGGGCTTACCTCACTGGGCGTTCCTGCATATCAAAAGCCGAAACCAAATGGCTCGATGAGTTGGGTATTACCACACGACAAAAATTGTTGGAAGATATCGGATTAACTGTAGATGGATACGACGAATCGACTAATACTGTATATTTGTATCATGGAAGATTCTGGCACGGATGCCCAGAAACATATGACCCTGAGATGCAACATCCGGTGATCAAAATAAAAATGAAAGATTTATATTACCAAACTATGATTTACGAACAAAAAATAAAAGATGCTGGGTACAATCTTGTTACTACCTGGGGNACATNATGGANNAANCACAAACATATGATNATTTCAATNNCNGNGCNTCNTTCCGNCGTGCNTACAGTTTCTGGCCNCGCCGNTGTTACAACACGGGGCGCTGGGTCTGGGGACCAGCACTCCTAGGATACAGGGTCTTCTTTGGTCCTGGCGATCCTGCGACAGAAGAGCGCTGGTATCACCGGCATGAAGGAACAATCATGATGCTGAAAGGAAAATAGCATGAAAATGTTTGATCGATTTTTCAAGAAATCTAAGAAAAAAGAAGCACCTCCCCCCGAAGAGAAAAAGTCTAAAAAGTCCGCCAAGGATCTGGCTACTGAACGCGGAGAACCATATGTGGCCATNNTCAGCATGGATATCAATCCNGACAATCTACACGAGGGTGCTTTTGAACTAGATTGGAACGATAAGTTCGTGGCCAATCTCGTGCGGGCCGGTTACCAGATGAAAGCCGATGACACAGATGCCGACATCGTAGATCGTTGGTTCCAAAACGTGTGCCGACATGTTGTGATGGAGACCTGGGAGCAAGAACAGGCCATGAATCCACAATCTGCTAGATTCACACAAAGCCGAGATCTCGGNGATGGTAGGAGAGAAGTATCGTGATATTCAATCACATCAAAGAACTCAAAGCGCAAGGCAAGAAGATTGGCATCACTTTCAGTACATTCGATCTAGGACCACATGCTGGACACATCGCCATGCTGGCCGAGGCCAAGAATCACTGCGATTATCTCATTGCCGGTCTGCAGACCGATCCTACCATTGATCGCCCCGACAGCAAGAATCCTCCGGTGCAAAGCATCGTGGAACGCCAGATACAGTTGGCCGCTTGTCGCTATGTAGACGAAGTAGTGGTATACCAGACCGAGCAGGATCTCATTGATCTCTTGCTGATACTGCCAATTGATGTGCGTATCCTAGGCGTGGAATATCAAGGCAAAGATTTCACTGGCAAACATGAATGTTTTACCCGGAACATTGAACTTGTGTTCAATGACCGGGATCACTCATTCTCGTCCTCAAGCCTACGGAAACGTGTGGCCTGGGCCGAGAGCCAGAGATTGCTAAAAAATGAACCTGGCCACGAACCAGATCTAGAGCTCGCACCAAAATCAGATCGTTTTGAAAATTCTTTCCAGAAACTTTATCAAAAATAACTAACTTTTAAATTTACAATTATCACCGTGCCATCTTTTCAAATTTCCACCAGTTGTAAGTATCTCACAATGAGGACATGAATATGTTTTTAATTTTTTGCCCTTGTTATATCCAATGAGTAAACCTTTGTTGGGAGACGGTTTTCCTTTCCTGGATAATACCAATTTCTGTCTGGTTGATTCTGATATCGGAACAAGCCGACGTTTTTCCCAGTTTTTTCTCATTTTTTCTCTGGTGCTTTCTGAAACTGGTTTTTTCAAAATTCCAGTCCCACCTTCACCCCCATCTGTTTTATTTCGCAAAATTCCGGTACCTAAATCGATTCTACCGTACCATCGGATCATTCTTCTTTCAAGTGCCAACGCACCAATTTCAGTTAAACTTTTTTCTAATATAACAATTTTTGATAAGTCGTTGGGAGGATGGATTGCATCATTTTTGCAATGTTTCCAGGCTCGATGCCTTTTGCCTTTTCCTATATAATAAGGTGTACCATTTGATCTTAGATATGCATAAACATAAAATTGTAAATACATGGCTGATAGTTCCTTTTCAACTGTTAGAGCCGGTGGATGCTTCCATCATCGCGATCGGCATTTCTATTTATTAAAATATGACAATACTCTATGTCAATGGCGACAGCCATGCTGCGGCTGCTGAAGCGGTGAATCCACACGGATGGGCTTGTGACGACCACAAATACTTCTACATGGGCCGTGTGGCACATCCTGATAATCTTGAAGTGAGCTGGGCTAAAAGATTATCAAATGTTTTAAAAATGGGGCTGCATTGTGATGCCGAAGCTGGTTGTAGTAATGCTCGTATACGCCGCACCACAAGAGAATTTTTAAATACCATACCCGATGCTGCTGATAGGTATCTTGTAATCATCCAATGGAGCACCTGGGAAAGACAAGAGTGGCTAATCGACGGAGAGTGGTACCAAGTTGGTGCGTCTGGAACAGATTCGGTGCCCGAATCTCATCAAGAACAATACAAAAAATTCATCGCCGATGTTGACTGGGACGAAATAACACAACAGGAANACNANGAGATATGGGATTTCCATATCGAACTAGAAAATAAAAAAATTCCCCATTTATTTTTCAATGGTGACAACGATTTCAGTAGAGTAAAACACAGACATGCTTGGTCTCCCAAAGTGTATATCAACCCTTATGATCCTGGGATGACCTATTCGTCGTGGTTAAAGAGCAACGGATTTGAGACAGTTTCGCCCAAAAGCTGGCATTTTGATGCGGATGCCCATGGTGCGTGGGCACGGTTCATGTTAAAATATATTACTGCCAACCAACTCATACGATAATGAAATACGTTCTGATTGACTCTGCTAATATGTTCTTCCGCGCCCGACACGTGGCTTTCCGAGCCAGCGATACTTGGGAAAAGGTAGGATATGCCCTACATATTACCTTGTCTGCTGTCAACAAAGTGGCACAGAGATTTGGAGCAGATCACGTGATTTTTGCCTTGGAAGGACGCAGTTGGCGCAAGGATCACTATGCTCCTTACAAGCGGAATCGTGCAGATGCTCGTGCAGCACTCACAGAAGCAGAACAAGAAGAAGATCGACTGTTTTGGGAAACTTATGATGAATTTACTAAATACTTGGCAGGGCAGACCAACTGCTCTGTGATCAGGCATGAGCGGGCCGAAGCTGACGATGTCATCGCCCGTTGGATCGCGTTACACCCCCAAGACCATCATACCATAGTTTCCAGCGATACTGATTTTGTGCAGTTAGTCGCGGAAAATGTAGATCAGTACAATGGTATCACAGATGAACTGATCACCGTACGTGGTATTTTTGATGCCAAGGGTCGAGAAGTCATCGATAAAAAAACCAAGAGTGCTAAAACCGTCCCAGATCCCGAGTGGTTGCTTTTTGAAAAATGCATGCGAGGCGATGCCTCTGACAATGTATTTTCGGCCTACCCTGGGGTGCGTACCAAAGGTACTAAAAATAAAGTGGGGTTGCAGGAAGCGTTCGCGGATCGAGAAAAACAGGGGTATGCTTGGAATAACCTCATGTTGAGCCGCTGGACTGATCACGACGGTGTTGAGCACAGGGTATTAGATGACTACAACAGGAATCGCAGCCTGATCGATCTACGGGCTCAACCCGATGAGATCAAGCAGTTGGTAGATACCGCTATCCGCGAACAGATCAGCCACAGGGACATAGGTCAAGTGGGAGTGCGTTTCATGAAATTTTGCGGCAAATATGAACTAAATCGTGCCAGCGAGCAGGCAGATCAATTCGCCCGTTGGCTCAACAAGACTTATCAAGGAGTGTTAAATGATAATAGCCAAACCAGTGATCCCGAATCAGTATTGGATCCTCAGAGAGGATGATCGCAAGATCGGCAACATCGAAGCCAGTGCCGACGGATTCACCGTCAAGATTGACAACCGTG